ACTTGCATTGATGATCCAACCCCCGGTGGCGTAAATGCTGCGGCATCTCAGGATTTGACGTTGACAGGGGCAATGGGGGCTATCGGTGTTAGCGTAACTAGGGCGCCGTTGACATCCCGGAAATCTGTTTTAGATGGAATAGAGGGGTTGAATTCGGTTTACGATAGGATAAATGATGGGCTTACGGCGAACCAAGAGGTCTACGCGGATCAGCCATTGGATTTAGCGTATGTTGCCCAGGTTCGAAGTTTTAGCGATGCACTCCGAATGGAAGCGTTAACGATTTCATTCCTATTGCGTAGCACGTTTGATCTTGCGGTTGAAAAAACGATTACTCTTAACAAGCCTGAGAATCCGGTTATGTTTGCGATGGGCGCTTATGGGGGGCCGGGGGAAAATGATAGTAATATAGATTTGTTTTTTGAGTCGAATCTTTTATCTGGAGACGAAACGATTCTTATGCCGGCCGGCAAGCAAGTAGTGGTGTATGTATGACACCCATTCCCGGAAAAGTTTACACAGTTGTTGCGGGGGACACTCTCAGTCTAATTGCTGCGCGGGCCTATGGGGATTCGTCACTTTGGCCTCGCATTTGGGAAGCAAACCAAACGTCTGCTATGTCTGATGATCCCGATGAAATATTTCCTGGTGAAAAGATACTGATTCCATTTTTGTCAGAACGGCGAATCCCCACGGGTATCAGTCCAGGCAGCGATCCGAATTCTATGTTTCTGATAATTAAGGGAAGAGAAATTCAACCCCTTTCAGGGAGCATCATTCGCACTATAGACACCCTGGCCAACGGTTTTACTGCAGTCATCCCATGGATTCCCGGTGAGGATTTATTGTTGGATGCTGCCATAGCCCCGTATGCGTACTCATTAACAACGGTATGGCTTGGAATTGAAAAAGTAATGGACGGGGTTCTCTACAAAACGATCACTGCAAATTCTGATGGGATAACCGCAACGCTTAATGGCTGGACGGGAACCGCGGATTTAGTGGACTCAAAATTGAAACCCCCTTACGAATTCAATAAAATAACGTTTAATGATTTGATATTGCGTTTGGTGCGTCCGTTCGGTTTAACTGTGATTTTTGACACGGATACGGGAGGGGAGTTTGACCGTGTGACAGCGGATCAGGGGGATACGATTGAATCTTTTTTGGTTCGATTGGCCAAGCAGAGGGGGTTATTGCTCACGGTCAATATAGATGGTGATTTAGTTGTGACGCGGGCAAAGGTGACGGGAGAACCCGTCGCGTCATTGGAAGAGGGGGTTACAACGGGGGTTATTGGGTGGGGTTCTGTTTTTGATGGGCGTAAGCGATTTCTTGTTTACCGGGCGGTGGGAAGGGGACCGTCTGGGAGTATAGAGTCCAAGATTACTGATCCAAGCATTCCCCGTGCGAGATTCCAAACGGTTCGGGCGGATGACACTACAGCAGGTGGGGTTGAGGTTGCGGCCAGATGGGCGCGAAATAGTGCGCTTGCTGAAGCGCTAACTTTTGATTTGACCGTTGATGACTGGCGAACACCTACAGGTGATCTGTGGACGGAGGGTGATATTGTTACTGTAATTTCGGCGTCAATGTTTATTCCGGCAGGGTTTAATTTTCTGTTAAAACGAGTACAATACAAAATCGATGGAAATGGGCGAAGTACTGTTTTGAGTTTTGTACCACCCACGGTGTACACTGACGGGGAGATAATAGAGCCATGGTCGATATAGGTACCGTGACAGGACAGGAAATCCGTGAAAATCGAGACGGAGGAGTTGACGTGCGTCTTTTACAAGTGCGGATGGCAGGGGACGACATTCAGACCGTGCAATATATGCCTCTGGCAGGGGATGACTCCCCGCCCATGGTTGAAGATTTGGTTGCTGTGGTTCCCATCGGCCCCGCGTTCCAAGTTGCGCTCGGCGTTCGAGATTCTGTCGTTCCATCGGCGGCGGTGGGTGAAAAAAGAATATATTCGCGGGACGCAAGTGGGGCAATAATCGCGTCTGCCCACTTGAAAGCGGATGGCGCAATTGCCCTTGAGGGTAAGGACATATCGCTTACTCTTAACGCGGATGGCACCCTTGAAATCGCCAATGTACTGGGTGCTGCGGAACTGAAAGCGGATGGCTCTTGGGATATAAACGGGGTGTTGATTGATGTAGTGGGGAATTTGGCGGTTCCCGGAAATCTTGTGGTAGCGGGAACCATTAGCGGTGGTGGTGTGGTGATGGCCAGTGGTACGCTTACGGCGGATGATGTGGTAACGTCCAGTGGGGTTGATCTGAAAACACATATTCATGGCGGTGTCACAGTTGGTGCCGGTCAAACAGGGGTACCTGTATAATGAATATTTTCCAAGGTGACCCTCTGATAAGGATTGAGAACGCTGGTGCCACACTTGTTTTCAAAGGTGGTCAACCAGTCATGGATTCTGGACTGGAGAATCAGGTATTTATATCTCTGTTTACGCGGGAAGGTTGGGCTGGGAATTTTTTGTTGGAAGAGGCCAATAGGATAGGATCAGGTTTCGAGATTGCGGCAAAAAAGGCGATTACCCTTACCAGTCTGGCGGAATTGGAAAAAGTCGCTGAGAATGCCGTTGCAGCCCCGGTATTTGGTAATGTACAAGCGACGGCGATTAACCCGACATCCTCACGGATTGATTTAATTGTGCGGGTTGAACCACCTGGGGGTACGCCGGCTGAAATTTTATTGACGAAAAATGGTCAGAATTGGTTAAACCAAGCTAGTGATCCCGCACATAAGCGAGTTGAGTAAATGGGCATTCCCACTACCGCACAACAAACAGCGGATAATCTGGCCCGGTTTGAGGCTCAGTTGGGGCAGCAGGCGCCCCTCAATGATAAGGCTTTTCTGCGCGTTCTTTCGGCTATAGAGGCAGTGTTATTCACTACCCTTTTCAAAAATTCCATTGACCAAATCAAACAAACCCTAGCAATTACGGCAACTGAAAGGGGATTGACCATTCTTGGTGCGGAGTTCGGCGTCAATCGTAAAGTGGCGGTTGCTACGAATCTCACAATTACGCTTCCCGGCGTCAATGGAACTATTATACCCAGCACCGTTGATTTTGTGGGTGACGCAAACGGACTTCGTTATCGTGCAGACGCATCCGCAACGATCGTAGGGGGTATAGCTACTATATCGGTTACTGCGAACGATCCAGGGGCAGTGGGCAATTTGAATGACGGGGACACCCTCACGATAGGAACGCAAGTTCCGGGTGCAGAGACGGTGGCTACTGTATTGCAAACGGACACGGTGGGGGCGGACGAAGAGGATTTAGAGTTGTGGCGGCAAAGAATACTCGATATCGAACGCGCGCCTGGAGGTGGGGGTAACGCGGCGGATTATCGAAATTTTGCGCAGGAAGTGGCCGGGGTAGCGCGGGCGTTTCCGTTTTCAGGAAATCCAGTGACGGTATTTTTACCTGATGCGCCACCGGAGCGTACAGTATATATTGAAGCTACTCCGGACATAGACCCGGATGGTATCCCGACCCAAGCACTTTTGGATTCGGTACGGGATTCCCTGAATACCGATCCGGTAACCGGGTTAAGCCGCCTTCCCCTAGGTCTCACAGACGGCACGTTGTTTGTCGAACCCATTTTACGGCTTGAATTTTTCGTAGTTGTGACGGGTCTAAATGTGGACGTAGGATTAGAGACAGCGGTCAAAGAAAGCATATCCACGCAGCTTGACCTGTATTTTTCTTCGGTTCGACCGTTTGTGGACGGGGTGGACCCTACGTTGACTCGAAATGATTCAATTACTGATTTAACAGTTTCCAACGTGGTACAGGATGTGTTGGTAGGATCAGGTGGTTTCGCCCAAAATGTCACTTTTAACTTGGGCGGGAGCACTCTAACTGAGTATGCATTGGCTCAAAATGAAGTAGCCAAGTTGGCGGCGGGAGGGGTGTCTTTTGTCTGATTTACTGCGGGGGGCCATTGACGCCATACTGCCAGAGGGAAACGCGTGGCGGGTATTGACCGGCGGGGATTTAGATAAATTGTGGGATGGATCAGCAGAAAACTGGGACTCCCTTGCGACGTATCTTGAGAGACTGGCAACGGTTCGGAATCCAGATAGTACATTGTTTCTTGACGAACTTGAAAAAGAATTTGGGATAATTCCCAATGAAGCTCTGACCGACGAACAGCGGCGGGTGACGTTGCGTCCCCGTGTTTACGAAAGAGGCGGGAACGCGTCAAAAGACATAGTACAAAATGCGTTAGTGTCTGCGGGCTTCGATGTTGAAGTGTACGAAAACGACCCTAATTTCTTCCCCGACCCGACTTTCCAGATGATTGCCGGGGGGCCAAATGCTTTTGCCGGGAATGAAGGGGCGTTTGCTGGTAGTGATCCAGGAATACCGGCGATAGACCCGGAGTCCTTTATCGGGAAGGTTTTCCAAATGATTGCCGGGGGGCCAAATGCTTTTGCCGGGAATGAAGGGGCATTTGCTGGGCTTATTGGCGGTGAGATATTGGTAAACGGTGAGATATTTATTTCAAAGAAACTATTTACCGCAGTGTGCGGGCGAGTGGATGCTGTTTGTGGAAATATTGCAAT